CTTTTCTTTATATTTAATTGTACATTACGATTGTTTACTATCAGCTGTCCATGCATTTATACGATTAACATCAGACTCATCCAACGGAGTATTGAAATATTTATCGTTAGTTGTTACCAGACCACCGTCTGAACCTCTTCCACGATTTTTCAATTGTCCATCTGTTACATCATAGTAATGACCATTACCAAGTGTATCTGCATCATTAGCCTTAATTCCACTGTAGAAGTTAAGACTATTAGCGAGGATTTTATATCTATCGAGCAATGATTTAGCAACACTATTAATCTGAATAGATTCGTATTTTGTTGCAGCAAAATCAATAGTATAATCAACCAATTCGTGAGAACCAGACTGATAGTTGAAATGATCGGTTTTAATTGCTTTCGGGAAGCAGTTTGCAAACATACATGCATATTCAACCTCTGTACCGGTATTATCTGTAGCAACATAAATAAACTCTGCTGTCTGATTATGTTGTGATGCATATATTATATCACCGTTTGCATTTTCAGGATTACCTGTAGCCAAACCATTATAATGTGTAAGACCAGTAAGAACATCGTTCATACCATTAATCCATGTATGAATTACTTCTCTAACCGGTGAACCACTAAATTCGTAAACCTGAACAGTTAATCCATTCGTACCGTCTTGAGCATAGGACGGAATTTCAAAACTCTTACCAGCATATCCACCAGTAATAGTATTTGTTTCCTGAGTAATATCAGAAAGACCGTTTATTGAAGTGTTGCCATATTCGAGAATATGTTTAAACTTTGACATTTGATCAGGGATACATTTTGTGAGAAATACAGGTTGTCTAACCATAAACAAACGACCATAACCAGTTCTTAACGGGTCATAATTCTGTAATACATCATGTGTAACATTCAATCCACTTAAAAACAATGCATAGTTTTTAAGTTCATCTCTGGTATGATGATGAATACCTGTTTGAATAGTACTTGTTGCCATATTATTTTCCTCCCTTCATATTAATATGTATAACTAAATGAATCAGTTGTACTGGACTCGTCTTCGTTATATGTTCTCTTATTAATATCAATTTCAAGAATAGCTCTCTTCTGAAGACCTCTAAACACAACAGAAATATATGCGTGAAGAATCGATCTCTCAGACTCCCATGCATTCATACCAAACTGAATATCGAAACTCTTAACTTGTCTATTAGACCAGTTTTCAAATTTAGCGATTTCAAAATCTCTAAAGTTCTGTCTAGTCTGTTGATCAGAGAAGTCATAGAGATTTCTTGTAATATCAGCTTCAACAATTCTCTTAATTTCATACAATGTATGAACATTATTTTCCTCAAGAAGATCGGATATAGACGACTGTGATGTATTCTGAGTAGCTCTCTCATAAACACCATCATCAACAACATCAAAGTAGTTGAATCTATTATCAACTAATTTCTCTTTGATTTCTGTTTCATAATCTTCAATTGTCGGATACATTGTATCTTTAATAAAGTTATCAAGTTGAGCATAGGATTTTACAAAAGGAATATGTGAACCATTATTAACAACATGATCAGCAAACTTTCTTGACAAGAAGTATGTAATTGTTACAGGTACACGCTTCTTTGTGTTAGCTTCTCTTGTATAATAATGATGAATATTTTTAGAAATTTTATGATCGTCAAATCCTGCAAAATCAGTAATCAAGTTTTCTACTGTAGACAAACTAAAGTTACTCATGATACCACAGTCAAGATAACATAAACCATCATTTCTACAAAGAGCAAGGTCTGCCATAACATTCTTAATACTCATTGGATAGTTAGCATCCCAAAGAGCACTTGCCTTAAGTCTCTTAGCGGAAAGTACTCTCTTATCATATGTACCATTAAATGCATTCTTATAACACTCTTCAATTTCTTGATCAAGTGTCCATTGTACATTAACAGTTCTACCATCAACGATAGTTGGTACAGTACGTTGCTCACCTTCAGTGAAATAACCGTCATAACCATTGACAAGGTTAACACCTTCAACACTATCAAAATATACAACATTTTCAGTCGTTGTATAATTATTAGTATCAAAATCAGTTGCAGTCCGATCAACGTCATCCGTAAGCTTCTGAGGATATGTGATGAGTTGATCTGAAGTTGTTTTAGCTACACTTCTACCAAACAACAAGTCAAACTCGTCAACACTAGGTACACCATATGTTAATAATGTTTTAATTGAACGAATTAATTTAATCAACGGTTTTACTAAAGCTGAATATGTTTCGGTACCATTAACCATACCGTCTGTAACCTCAGATACAAGGCTATCATCTGTTTGATATGCATATGTTCCATCAGTAAGTGATGTATAAACATAATATTTATCAGCTACACTATCATAGTAAACCTTATTATCTTTAATCGGTTCAACATCTATATCATTAACAGGCGTATACACCTCCTGTTTATGTGTTTCCACAAGAAGATTAGATGTCGTGTTTAATTCATAATATTTTGATGTTGTTGTATCACGATAAATTTTGTCAGCTTCAACTGTAACAATTAAAGAAGACGTATCTTCTTGCTCCACAAAGCTCGGTGTTGCTTCAGAATCATATAAATAATATTTTTCTGTAGTTGTATCATAATAAATGATGTCTGATGTACCATCTACCGTTTCACCATCTACTGTAAAACCACCGGTAGTTAGTGTACCGGATACAACAGGATGTACATATGCTTTACCGCCAACAACCGATTCTACATCAATTACATCAATTACAGGTTCACTCTCTGCTCCAGATATGAGATAAAACTTACCGTCCTCATCATTGTAGTATCCTTCAACTACTGACTGTAAATCAGTAATTTCATCAAGAAGATCTTCCTTATTTGACTCAAACCAATCAACATATGCAGCATAAATATTATCTACTCCATCTTCGTCAACATTAAGAAAAACAGGTGCTGTACCAGTAGGAGTATCGTCGAGCACATCATTAATCATTGTAGTTGTTTCATACTTTGGTGATGTAACCATTGAACCTGTATATGTGATTTCTTTTGTAAGAGCATTCTCATTACTCAATACTTCGAAGTCATAGAACTTAATTCCGTACTCTTTTTCATATGCAATGTTTTGACTTGCTCTTACACGATAGTTATTACCATATACGCCACGACCAGCTGAACGGAAAGTAAATACACCAGGTTCAATTGAATAACCCTCATCATCTAATTTACCAGCATCCTCATTAACATATCGTGCTAATTGTAAATCAGCTGGTTTAATAATTTTTGCATCTTCATATTCCTCTGATGTTCCAGATTCATCATCAGTTACTACTTTAGTTACTACTTTTTTAGTCTGAGCAGGGCTTTTAACAAATTTAATTCTAAATCTACGATTATGTGCTTCGGTAACATTATCTGCAGTATCACCTCTATAGTGTACTGAAACAACATTATGAGCATATGTTGCGTTTTCAGGCATTACTCTCATACACCAAATTTCACTATTAAGACTATTAGCAATATTTAATACCTGCATGAGAGGCTGACCATATTTTTTCCAGTTACTATTACCATAAGCTTTTATGATACTAGCTTTTCCATGATATTTAATAAATTTATTATCAATACCTTTTGAACTAACAAACGGAAAAATATAACTAACAACAGGTGCCATTACACCATAATCAACGTCAGTATTAGTTACTGTTGTATAGTCATTGATATGTGTTTCCACATAAGGGAACGAAAACTTAGGTACAATCTGTGTTGTTTGTGCCATGTTTCAAAACCTCCTTTATTATTTCTATTATTAATTTATCTAATAGATTTTATATATTTGTTTTATTCATTGATGAATGAATTTTTTACATTTTAATTATTTTCTCCAGAGGAGATTCTTGTTCAGATTTATGTTCGGCTGTTCTATTAAGAGATGTAGTAACCATTGAATCGAAGTCTTCAAATGTTAATGCTGTAAATGTTGAGGAGTACTGACAAATTTGTCTAATACTTGCCATCTTATAATCATAATCAGAAACATTATCATCTTTACCAGCAACCAAACAAAACTTTTCTCCAAGATTATTTTTATTTCTATAGGTTACTGATAAAACCATTTCTTCTATAACAGCAGGAACACCCAAATGAACACCATTTAAAGATTGATTTTTCTTCCATATCTGAGATGCTTTACTATAAGGAACCGATTGTGGAATTTTACCGGAACAAACTAAATATAAAAATGTAACAGCATTTTCTGAATCTTGGATTATTGTAGATTTCATAATTTTAGAACCTTTATAAAATGTAAGTACTCTACATAACGTTGGTTCATCTGACCTTGGTAATAAAACACTTTTTGTTTCCGATTCATATACAAACATTTCAATCCATGTAGGTATATTTAAAATCTTCATTTCAATAAGTTTATCATCAGAAAAAAATCCTATATCAAATAAACCTATACCATAAATCATTTCACCTCTATCTTGGGCAAACCCAGCAGTAGATTCGAAATAATCTTCTGGTATATAAAATCTACATTCAGGAGCATTTAAATAGATATAATCTCCCTCTTTTTTAAAATAATTGTTTTCAGCCATTTTCCTCCTCCTTTCATAAAAATAAAATGCTATAAGTATGGGATAACCATACTTATAGCATTGTTTTTATTTAATAAAATTAACCCTCAAAATCATTTACATCAACATTTAAACGAATAATTAAATCGTTTTCATATTCAAGAATATCATTAAGTAATTTCTCAAGCCATGCTTTAGTTTTACATCTTGCGACATGCCTAACAACTCTAATATCATCAATATTGCTAAAAAATGGTGCGTCATTAATTATTTGATTATCATTATCATATTCACAATAATAATTTAAATCATTCATTCGTTCTTCAATTGATAATCTGTGTAAAAATAATTTTGTTTCTCTTAATATATCATTACCATCATATTTAGAACGAATATCTAAAATTTGTTTATAATTACTATAAATATCAAAAATATATTTTCTATGGTGTTTATATAATTTGTGACTAATACTATTTAATATTAGTTTAAAATTATTTATCATTTTCATCACTACTTTCTTCCTGATTAGAATTATTTACATCGTTTGTATCACTATCAGATGTTTCATCATTTTCTTCATTAGATTTCTTTTCTACCCTTTTAGTATTTTCAGAAATAATTCTATCTAATTCAGATTTCATATAATTTGTAAGTTCTTCTGACGTTTGATTTAAATCATATCCTGTAATACCTAGTTCATCCATTTTAGCAATCACACTATTCTTTTTGTCAACCTCTGCTTTTTGAGATTTTTCAATTCTAACAGGATGTGTTGGATGTGTAGTATTATGTTCAATAAAGTAATCACGCTTATCCATAAACATATCTTCAAATTTTCTAACTATTTCCAAAAATTTCTTTTCAGAATCATTAGATGGAAATTTATGATACACAAGATTAGCAAGTGTACTTGTAAATACCTTAACAAAACTATTCTGAGTTTTATCATATGGATCTGCATATCCGACATATCTCATATAATAAAAAAGGAAAAGATTATTAAATGGATGATATTTCTCTTCAAGGAAATTCTCTTCCAAATTAAGAAAATATTTATAAATAGGATACTCAAATCCAAATTTACTAATTTTACGTTCAAATCTTCCCATAATATAATTACTTCTTCTAGAATCAAAGAACTGTTCATATGTAATTCTAAGTTCTTTCTCGGAAGTAAATTTCTCAAATCTATCAAATACAAAATCAAAGCTATCCATAGATTCTGTTGCTTTGATTAATTTCTCCATTTCTCTCTTCTTACCAATATCTGTTTCTTTTTCAGTTATTTCTTTCATCTGATTAAGACGTTTTTTTCTTGCTTCTGTAACTTTATTTGAAGAAAGATAATTAAGATAATCATTTGTAATACTCTCTGTATCAGCCTTTAACTGTTTAGCATCCATTTCCGTATTATATTTATTTGTCTGGATTTCTTTTACTTCCAGCATATATTTAACAGCATCTTCAAGAGTATTCATTTCAGGAATATTATTAGTATACTTAGGATCAGCATTCTTATTAAAGAATTCTTTAATTTCATCAAGAGTCATTTCTTTAATCTTTTCTTCACTAATCATTCCAATAGTAACAAAGATATCTGTACTTAAACCGTAATCATAATGAAGACTATTGATAGAATATTTGTTAAGTGTTTCGTTCCATTCATCCATGTCTTTCATCATATCACGAATTAGTTTGTAATCTTCTGGGGTAACTACGTCTTTTTTCTCTTCAGTGTCATTAACTACCTCTTCTTTAACTTCAATTTCATTTTCTAATGATACATCACTCATATCATTCTCTCCTTTCAATTTTATAAATTAGGATATTAGATAAAGGTTTTCGTAGTAATTATTTTTTAAAATCCATTTAACTCATTAAAGAAATTTAAATCTATACTACCATTATTATCTATATCATTAATAATTTTTGCTTCAGGAGTATTTCCAAAAATATTATTAGATATCATACCAGATTGATACATGCTATAACTTTTCTTTTGACTATTAGTTATTGCTTCACGCATAATATCATCATAAGTTCTTTGTCGTTCTAATGCCTCTTGTTTTTTAACACTATCTATCAATTCTTGAGATACTAATGATGGATCAATCTCATCAGCAGTTTTATGTTTTTTTTCTATTACTTCTTCATTACGCAATCCTCTAATTATACCAAATGAAATTAAATTATTGCCATGATATAAAACATATAGTGCTATTAAATACGACATTATAGAGTCATCGTGATCATCACCAATAGCTTGAACTTTACCTGAACCAGTTCTTTTTAGTCTTGATAAATCTCTAATAATATTATGTGTAATAAATTTTTCTTTATATTCATTTACATGTCTAGCTAATATACTCATCATAGTTTCTCTAGAATTACCACTTGTATAAACACCATAATACGTTTTTACTTGAGCTTGCTTTTTTAATATAGATTCTATCGTTTCATTTTGTTTCATTTTTTCTTCCTGTAAATCTTTTGCCTTATCAAAATAAAGATTAGACCTAATAGAAGAATTTAATAAGAAATCAATAATTGCATCGCCTACACTATTACGTTCAATACATAAAACTGATTTAGGTAAATGCTTACCAATTAATTCAATTAATAATTTGCAGAATTTAGTTTCTCCTATGAATGAACATTCAAACTCAGCGACAGGTTCTACTGTATATGGGTCTAAAATAGTTATAGCATTATTATCACCATTAGTACCTGTTGAACAGTCAACTCCAATAATATATGCTGTATATTTATTTAATGGCTGATAAACATCAAATTTAAAATAATCTAATAACCATAGTTCATCAATAGGTTTATGTTCTGTTTCAACTATATATTCAATATCTTCTTGGTCAAACGGAGATAATGATGAACCATGTAATCGTTGTAAAAGTATTTCTCTTCTTACTGTTAATGGGTCACCAATTTTAGCACTAATCTCTTGTAGCCATTCTTGGGTTAAACCAATTTGATAATAATAATATTTAATATAAAATATTCTATTACATTCTTTACCTTGTGATGCTATATAATTCTCTATTTGTTCATCTGTCCAATCATAAATACGTTCTGTCCATGGACATGTGCGGTCTAATATTTTTTGAGCTTCCTGTGCTGATTTTGTATCTTGATCACCGGGTGTACACGTAAATATTCTTGCATACATAGCATTATTCTTTTTAGCATTTGATGCAGCTTGTTCATATGTAGATACCGAGTTTGCTACAATCGTTCCAATATGCTCGGTAAATTCAGGCTCATCAAAATGTAAAATAGGTGCTGTAAGACCTCTAGCTAATGACAACGCCTTATCATATGATGTTGCTTTAGGTTTAGTAATAATTGAATTATTATTAATCGGGTGTCTAATCATTGTAGCATTATTTCTTGCTTTGGTTCGTACACCCTCTTCATCTACAACAGATTTAAATTGTAAATATTCAGGTAATAAATTAATTTGGTCAGTTAAACGTCTTAAATTAGTTTTAGCATTATCACCATCTTTATTCACAAAAATAAATTCAGAATTTGTTGTACCAAAATTATAAGCCCAAGCTTGTATAGCAAGAGCCGATTGTGTTTTACCTTTCTGTCTAACAAGTTCTAGCCATGAATCTAATCCACGTAAAATACAGTAAGCTTGTGCGATATTTCCTCTATTAGCTTTATATGGAACTGCTGTACCACCCTGATCAGGTATTCTTGATATTTCACGCAAATAATACCATGGATTTCTAACACACTCATTCACTATACGTGCAATCTGGTCTTGTGTTAATGATGTGTGTTTTGTTTTAGGATCAACTGCAAATGGGTCTACAGTAACCAATGTTGGATCATACAATTGAAGCATAAAAAACCAGTTTTTTATTCCTAAAGTTTTTAAATCTTCCGCTACTTGTAAGAATGTTGTATTACTAGTTCCTAGGTCATATAAATTATTTCCTACTCTAGCAAGTCGTGCTTTCATTATATCACCTCTTAAATTAAATATATATCTTTTAGTTTATCTTTATCGTAAAGAAGAACTCCTGCTTTGTCAAGTTCACTATTATCGTTATTTCCTAAAAGATATAATTTATATTCTTTATTTAATTGAAC